GGCGAGGACATCGCAGCGATCATCGAAAAGGCCCGCAGCGGCAACTACAGCGAGGCCCTCGATGAGTCTGTGGGCATCCTGCAAGACTTCGAGCGGACGTTGTTCCTAGAGCAGCGTGACCCGAAGGGCGTGCCGTGGAAGTCGCTGGCCTATTCGACGATCAAGGCCAAAGGACACTCGACGATTCTTGTCGACACCGGCAAGCTCTACGAATCGTTGACAACGCCGGGCGGAACAGAAGATACGGTGTGGATGACTGGCGATACTTGGCTGACGTTCGGAACGTCGCTGGAGTATGCACACTACCATCAAGATGGCGTGGTGATCGATGGGGTGATGGTGCTGGCCCGTCGAACTCATGTTGGTTGTGATCAGAAGACTGCGGACAAAATCGGCCTGAAGTTGGGCGAGGCTGTCGCGAAACACATAGGAGGGTCGATCTAATGGCTGACGCGAGCATGGGGCACCAGAGTCGCCTATCGATGGCGGCGACGGGAACGGCAATCGGGAGCTACACAGAGGCCTATGAGTTCCGGTCTGAGACTCTGCGCAACACCCGCGAGATGATTGAAGCGGCGGGAATCCGTGGAACGCGGTCGATGCCGATTGAGCGGACGCGGGATGGACTCTCGCGTATCAGCGGGGGGCTGTCGTTTCACGCAAGCCCGTCAATGTTGGATCTTGTCTTGCCCCGCATCATGGGGGCGGCGGAGTCGAGCGACTTGTTCGCGGTGGCTGAGACCCTGCCAGAGTTCGACGTGTTGATTGATCGAGTTGCGAAGCGGTTTGTCTACGCGGGCTGTCGAGTCGGGCGGGCGACGTTTCGGGCGACGGCAGGCGGTGCTCTTGAGTTGGATCTGGAAGTCACCGGCAAGACGGAGACGGTTTCAGCGACTTCGTTCCCCTCGATCACTGCCCCGACCGATCCGCCCTATGTCTGGAGTGATGCGGTATGCACCATCGAGGGGACGGCCCGTACCGTGACACAGTGGGAGTTGAGCATCGATAACCAGCTCAATGCCCGCTTCTCGAACAGCGTGACGGCGACAGACATTCACACGCAAGGCCGTGTGGTTACCGTTACCCTGACGGTTCCCTACACCGCCGATGAAGTCGATCTGTATGGGATCAACACGGGCGGGGCGTCGGGGGCCACCTTCGTGTTGACCAACGGAGCCCGCAGCCTGACGTTCACGGTTGGGGCATTGGCGATTATGGACAACAGCCCGACAGTCGGCGGCAATGGTGAGATTCTGCTACAACTGACCGGCACGGCGAAGAGCACTGGAAGTACCAAGGAACTCGCCATCACCAACGATTCGACCCCCTAAACATGCCCAGCCCCTTCATTCCAGACGGCTACACCAAGTCCACTGAGATCCCCGCGTGTCACGCATGGGATGCCATCACCCTCATTTATCGTCCGATGGCTTCCACGGACTTCGCTGCTTACTTGGCGAAGTCAAAGGGGATGGACGACGCGGGATGGTGCCGGCTGGTTCACGATTTAATCGCGGCCAAGGTCGTCTCGTGGAACATCGTCGGGCCAGACGGCGGTACTATCGAGGTGTCTTCCCAAAACGTGGGTCGACTCACTCACGAACTTGTCTTGCGGCTGTGGAAGATCATCAGCACGCAAGAGAACGACGGAGACGCCACAAAAAACTAGCTGAAGGGGTGCGGCTTGTCATCCTGCACCCCGAAGTAGCTTATCGCGACTGTCCAGACTGTGAGGCGTTCGTGTACGACGAGAAGACGGGGAAGAAGCTGGAGCGGCAGGGTAAGCCGGTTCCCCGTCCGCGTGGCACCAAGGCCCCGTGCAGGCTGAGGGAAAACGGCTGCCCGAAGGGAACCCCCGAGAACTCGCGGACCCTGACCGATGCGAACTGGCAGGCGTATCAGCACTACAGCGAGTGTCGAGCCGTGGGGCAGTTTCCTGACGATCCTATCGTGAGACGAAACGCGGCTATAATCCGCGAGGCGGCGGACTCGGCAGAGCGTGAGTTGGCACTTCGCATCGCTGGCCCGATCGGTGCTCTTCTGGGGGGTGGCCGATGAGCAACGTTGCAACCGATGTGATCGTCCGTGTCCGAATGGAGTTCGGAGCGGCCAGCGAGACCAGACGAGCGGCAGAGGCGGCGTTGGCAGTCCAGAGGGCTGTCGAGACTGCCCAACTGACGACACTGGCCAAGGTCCGCAGCGCACACAAACCGGCGATCAATGACCAGATTGCGGACGTGCGGAAACTGGAGCAGGCCTACACACAGATGGCTTCGCGAGTGGTCGCGTCATTCGAACAGATCCGGCGAGCGGCGGGTGGCGGTGGCGGTGGACTTGTGCCGATGCCGGGCGGCGGGCGGGGGGGCGGAGGCGGGGGGCTGATCATCCCGGGTGCCGGAGGGATGATTCCCGGAGACCCCGACCGTATCAATCAATGGTGGGGCGGTGCCCGTGGTCAGCGGCGATTGGGTGGCCCGGGTGGTGGCGGGGTTGGTGGTGCTGGAGGAGAGGGGGGCGGCGGTGGTGGCGGCGGCGGATTGGTTCGCGGCCCGCGAATCATCGAGGTGGAGGCTGTCGCCCGTGAGATTAAGGACGGCGTTGAGAAGGGGGTTGAGAGCGGCATGAAGGCTGCTGGAAAAGCAGCTTCCAAGGGTGGCCCCGGATTCTTCAGCGGCGGCGATAACAAACTGTTGACGATCACGACTGCCACAATCACGGCACTTAATGCCCCCAGAATCATTCTGGGCGGCCTGACAGAGGGCATCAAGGAGATTCGGGAAGGGCAGTTTGTCGAGAACCGATTTGCTGGCCCCGGGCGTGAGTTTCTAGGCGAGGTTGGCGGACTGATCGGGGATCAAGACCCCATGACGCGGCGGATGATCCAAGCGATGTTTGGATCGGTCCCCGGGGGGGGCTTCATGTTCAATCAGATGCAAGGCATCGCGGCCGACGTGGAGCAGCGCAAGAAGCCGACAGCCCAGCAGCGCGAGAAGACATTCGAAGACATCCAGACGAAGAGATTGGAGTCGGAGAAACAGCTCAATTCGATCCTTCTGGAGCGGACCAAAAACGAGCGCGAACTGATCGACGAGACGCGGGCACGGATCAAAGCCGCCCGCGAAGAGTTCGGCCTGATGGACGTGCGAGAGAAGCAGGCGACGCTGGATATTGCCCGCAAGGTGGCGGCTGGTGGCGTGGGGCAGTTGTCATCTGAGGAACTGAAGTTCGCCCGGCAGAACGTCGCGTTTCGCGGGGTGCTGGCGGAAGAGGCAGCGAAGGGGGCGGACGCGGCGGGGTTTGCTGAGATCGTCAAGCTCCTCGGACTCGACAGGAAAATCGCTGAGGCACAAGCGAAGATCGAAGCCGACATCAAACAAACGATCAACGTCGACTTAGACCCGGCACGGCTGGCCGATGCCCTTGAGGAGCGGATCGCCCCGCTGGTGAAAGAGCTGGAGGAGATCACGATAAACCGCATCCGCACGCAGATGAACGCACAGGCGAACGAAGCGGCCCGCCTCAGACAGCAGGGGGTGGGGATATGATTCTGCGATACGGCAGCTACTCCCACGCAGACAATGAGGTCACGTTGTCCATCAGCCAACGGCCGATCTACAACGAGGTCGGACTGCGGGCGGGATACGTCGCGTCGTGGAGCGTTCAGGGGATGCTTCTTGGCACCTCGGCCAGCGATCTGGCGACGAAGATCGCGGCCCTCGAATCTGCCTATGGTGCTGACGGGCTGGATCTGATCCTGTACGACAGCGACGGCGTGACGGTGCGGCACGCGATGCGGAACACGGGCAGCCGATCAGGCGTCAAGATCGTCGATCTGTCTTACCCCACGGGCGACGGTGCGGAATACGTTACCTATCGCAGCTATTCGATCACTGCGGAGGCCGAGTATCAGCAGGATCTTGGGATTTACAGCATCTCCGAGACGTACACATTCGGTGGCGGCGGTCAGCAGAAGGTCGTTATCCCGACCCTGTACGGCCCGCCTATTGAGCAACTCGTGAGGCAGCAGACGCCCTACATCTGTCAGCAGCAGGGGCAGGCGATTGGCGTGGCAGCGTACCCCACGGTTCCCGGCCCGGCGTTTCCTGCGGCCGAGCATCGCGAGCGAAGGCGGATCACGTACAATCGGCCGACGAAGATTGGGCGATACGGAAACCAGATGTATTCTGTCTCGTGGTCCTACGAGTTCGAGAGCCCCAACCAACTGTTTGCACTCCCCCCCGGATAAGACATGGCGACACGACGATGGACGGGAGCGGCCCTCCCAGTGGCACAGCGCGAGACAATCACGATTGGCGGGACGTGGGTCGCGGCGGATACGCTGACGGTGACCTGCAACGGGCGAGCCCTGACGCTGACGATTGGCACCACGGTCACGACCACCCAGATTGCAACCGAACTCGCGGCGGCCCTCGGGAGCACGTCAACGGCACTCGGCACCGGGTACAGCGTGACGGATCGCGGCCCAAACATCGCGGAGTTTCGCGACTTCGTTTCGGGCGAGACTGTGCCAGCGGCGAGCGGTTCGACCGTGGTGCTGATCGGCCGCACAAAAGGCAAGCCGTTCACGATCACCGTGAGCAAATCAAGCACGTCTGGCACCGTTTCGACGAGCACAACCACGGCAGCGAGCGGCCCCAATTTCTTCAACGTGGCGGCGAACTGGAGTGGCAGCACTGTTCCGGTGGATTCAGACGATATCGTCTTTGACTCGGGATCGGTGGACGTGCTCTATGGGCTGGCACAATCGAGCGTGTCGCCCGCGTCAATCACGATCACGCAAGGATACACCGGCCGGATCGGGCTGAACGACACGAACACGGACGACTCTGCTTACCCCTACGTGGAGTACCGCGACAAGTATCTTGCGTTGGGCACCTCGGCGGATGCGGTGACGCAAGCCCTGACGATTGGCGGCGGGGACGGGCAGGGATCGAGCCGGATCAAGATCGACAGCGGCAGCGGACAGTGTCAGTTGGTGGTGCTGAATTCCGGTGTCTCGGAGGTGCAAGGCGTTCCCGCGATCCTCTGGAAGGGGACGCACGTCAGCAACACCGCTACGGTGCAAAAGGGATCGGTAGGCATCGCGTTCTTCGCGGGCGAAACGTCAGCCATCATGACGACCAAGATCGGCTACCGAACCAATCAGGATGCCGACTCCAACGTGACAATCGGGAGCGGCGTGACGCTGACGACCGTTGAGCAAACCGGCGGCATCCTGACGACCTCGGCAGCCGTTACGACGATGACACAGAGCGGCGGGACGTGGCGGCATCTGTCTGGCGTGGCGGTCACCGTCACGATCAACGGCGGGTATTGCTCCTACGAGAGTACAGGCACGCTGACGACTCTGACGCTGGCGGGCGGTGAACTCGATTTCCGATCCAACCAGCGGGCGAGGACTATCACCAACTGCGATCTGTTCGCGGGGGTGACGTTTCGAGATCCAGCGGGGACCGTCACATTCACCAATGGGATCGATCTGAACCGGTGCAACCTGCAGACCGTCGTTCTGGAGATTCCCGCGAACAAGCGACTCACTCTAGGTAGCGTGGCGTGAACCATTCCTACGCGACTTACCCCGGCGTTCTCAATGTGCTCAAGGCGTCTTACACGTTGTCGCCGGGTATCACTCCGTCTGTCATCACGATGGACATCATCCCCCAGACACAGGCCATCTCGGCTGTCGGGGATGTGGTTTTTGTCCACGGGAATACGACGCTGACCATCCCCGGGTGTCGAGCCGATCAGGCGTCGATGGTGCGAGGGACTGACGGCACGCTGGTGTCGTTCTCGTTGATGGATCGGCGATGGCGTTGGAAGTTCGGGGAGATATACGGATCGTACAACCAGCGAGACGCGGATGGGCTGATTATCACCGCGACCGAGAAGACACCCCAGCAACTCGCGACGCTGTGCCTGCAGGCGATGGGTGAGACGGCGACGGGGGTGGACGCAATCCCCACGGCAGCACGGCCAGAAGTCGATTGGGTCGCGGCGAATCCTGCGGAGTCTCTCGCCGATCTTCTGGAGTCGTTCGGGTTGATTGTCGTCTTGCAGATCGACGGCACTGTTGCCATCAGGCAGCAAGGCGTGGGGGCAGCCCTGCCCGAGAACGCCAATCTGCTGGAGCAGCAGGTTAGCAGCAACCCGCCAGAGATACCGGCGACGATCCGGGTACTCGGAGGGGCGAATCGGTACCAACGTCGATTGAGATTAGAGGCGGTGGCATATGACACCGATGGGCGAATACGACCGATCAACCAACTGAGCTACAAGCCTGCAACGGGATGGGGGAAGGAGACGCAATTCTTTTCTGGCGTTCAGGCGAGCGAAGCAAGGGCGCTGGCGTTGCGGGATGTGTTTCGCCTCTACCGAATCCGCGACGTTGACAGCGAGGCACCATTGCCGATTGTCTCTCTGCCTGATTCAACGGAGAGCATACAGCCCCCATTCATTCCGATTGGCCCAATCCAAGGCGGTGGCGTCGGCCCAGCACAGGCACCACAGGCACCGCAGCAACAGCAGCCGGGAGGAGTGAGCTATGTCGTTCAACGCCTGCGGGAGATCCTGCCGTTAGAGAAGGGGCTGGTGCAGACTGGGCCAGACGCGAACGGAATCAGGCGACGCAAGACGGAGGC